TTTAATGCTAAACCTTTTAGAGTATTAGGTTTAGAAATTAATGAAGATTTAACTGTCAATGTTCAGTTGTTTGAACATCAAAATAACTTTTATGATTTTAATACAAAAAATCCTATATCAACAATACCAGATACTATTTTACCTAATATAACTAAAACAGTTGATATAAGTGCATTATCTGAATATTTAACAATTACTGATGAACTTACAGCTTTTAATGATGGAGTTGTAATTACAAAACTTATTATTCAGTTAGGAGATTTTTCAACTATTGATTCTTTTTTCGATCATGTAGAAGTAGAATTTTCAGAAGATGGTGTAAATTACACAAGTGTAGGAATAGGAAAACAAACTAAGTATGAAGTATTAAATGTAAAAAGTAATTTTCTTTATCATGTAAGAGTAAGATATGTTAATAGTGCTGGTGCAAAATCTAATTATTTAAACGGAACACATACAACATCTGACACTACTCCACCATCTAATGTTCAAAACTTTTCTATAAATGTTACAGGAACTACAGCAACTCTTTCTTGGGATGCTGTAACTGATCTTGATTTATCTTATTACATTATAAAATATACTTCTAATATTGTTAATCCTTTATGGGCAAAATCAAAAACTATTGTAAGTAAAATTGCAAGACCAGCCACATCTGCAACAGTACCTTTTCAAGCTGGTAGTTATTTAATTAAAGCTGTTGATAAAGGGGGTAATCTATCACTTGTAGAAACAGTTATTAAATCTAGTATCTCAACTGCTAACTATGTTAATCAAACTACAATAAATGAACATACGGGATTTTCTGGTACTAAAACAAATGTAGAGGTTGCAAGTATAAATTCAGTTAATCATTTAGGACTTACAGCATCAGGAACACTTGGCAACCCTAGTACAACAGTTCAAAGTTCTGGTACTTATGCTTTTGCAAATCAAATTAATTTTTCAGGTAAATTAAAAGCTAAGTTTGATGCAAATGTTATACAAACAACAGATCAAGTTGCTGAATATATAGATACAGGGCGACCAAGTTCTTCAACTTTAATAGATGCTGGAACACCAGACCCTTTTGATGGAACAGCTACACAAAATAGTGATTCAATTTTACAGATTGCTACAAGTAATGATAATGTAACTTTCAGTTCATTTACTACATTTAACACAGGGGAATATATTGGTAGGTATTTTAAATTCAGAGTTTCATTTACTTCATCTGATAATAAAGCTAGACAATTAATAACTCAATTATCTATTACAGCTAGTTTGCAAGAAAGAACTGAATCTGGTGCAGATATAACTAGTCTTACAGGTGGAAAAACAGTAGCTTATAGTTCTGCTTTTGCTTCAAGCCCATCATTAAATATTTCTGGACAAAACATGGCAACAGGAGATACATTTACAATATCAAATAAAACTGCATCTGGGTTTACTATTGAATTTTTTAATTCGTCTGGTACAAGTATAAACAGAACATTTGATTTTTTTGCAAAAGGAGTAGGTCAAATAATTACTTAATATTATGGCACAAGTTTCACAAATAACAATTAATAACCAAGCATTTAGTACATTTAGAACTACAATGAATGATAGTTTTAGTGCTTTAAATTCTATGCACTCAGGAACATCAAGACCAGCTAGTGCAACAACAGGTACACTTTGGTTAGATACAACAAATGCTGGTTCTAACTCTTTATCAATTAAATTTTTTGATGGCTCAGATGATATAACTTTTGCAACAGTAGATACATCTGCTAATACAATAAACTTTACTGATAGTGCTTTAGATGTCGTGTCAGATACCACTCCTCAACTTGGTGGGAATTTAGATGTTAATGGAAATCAAATAGTTTCAGTATCAAATGGTAATATTGTTATTGCACCTAATGGCACAGGAAAAGTAGATATTAATGGAAACTTAGATGTAGATGGTGGCACAATAAAATTAGATGGTAACTATCCTACAGGAACAGATAACGTAGCTTTAGGAAATAATGCTTTAGATGATGGTAGTTTAAGTGGTGGTTACAATGTTGCAATAGGTTCTGGTACTTTAACTGAAAATGAAAGTGGGCAAGAAAATGTTGCTGTTGGATTTAATAGTTTAGATGCAAATACCACAGGGTCAGATAATGCAAGTGTTGGCTCAAATTCTGCAACAAATAATACAACAGGACAACAAAATAATGTTTTTGGGAAACAATCTTTATTTACAAATACTACAGGTAGTTTTAATTCTGCTGTTGGTCATAGAGCATTATTTTCAAATACAATAGCAAATAACAATACAGCGATTGGTTATAAATCATTATACTCTAATACAGAGGGAAATAATAACACAGGAATTGGCTTTTGCTCTTTACATGATAACGAAACAGGTGTTGAAAACACAGCTGTAGGTATGCACTCGTTAGGTAACAATACTACAGCACAAAGTAATTCTGCTGTAGGTTATGCTTCACTAATAGCTAATACAACAGGTAACTATAATTCTGCATTAGGCAGACACGCACTATCCTCTAACCAAACAGGAAGCAGAAATGTAGGAATTGGTTATTACTCTTTATCAAGTAATACAACATCAGACAATATTGCTATTGGTCATATATCTCTATGTTCAAATACCACAGGAAACTCAAACACAGCTATAGGTAATAATGTTCTGCGAGATAATACAACAGGTGATAATCATGTAGCAATAGGGTTTAATGCTTTAGTTGCTAACACTACAGCAGATTGTAATACAGTAATAGGTAGATGTGCTATGTACACTAATACATTAGGTGCAAAAAATACTGCTATTGGTGTTCAGGCTCAATTTTCAAATACAGAGGGTTCTGACAATGTATCTATGGGAAGAAATGCCTTATACACTAACTCAACAGGTGGATGTAATACAGCTTTAGGAAGCACGTCTATGTTTAGAAATGAAACAGCTTCTAATAATACAGCTGTTGGTTTTGGCTCTCTTTACAATACCACAACAGGTGCTCAAAACACTGCAATTGGAACAGATGCTTTAACAACATCAACAACAGCTGGTTCAAATACAGCAGTTGGTCATGATGCTTTAGGAGATACCACAACAGGTGGTCAGAATAATGCTTTTGGTGATGGTGCTATGGATAAAAACACTATAGGCTATAGAAATGTCGCTATGGGAAGTAGTGCTATGTTTAAAAATACAGAAGGATTCTGTAATACTGCACTTGGTCATATAGCTATGTATTGTAATGTAACAGGAGATTTAGTCACAGCTGTAGGTGCTAGTGCTTTATATAAAAATACAGCAGACAAAAACACAGCTGTTGGTTCTTGTGCTGGATATAATAATACAAGTGGTGTAAATTTTGTTGCTATTGGACATAATTCAGGTCATTGTAACACAACAGCAGATGGTAACACATTTGTTGGTGCATCTTCTGGATTTAAAACTGAAACAGGTGCTAGTAATACTAGTGTGGGTGCTAATTCTTTAATGTGTAATGTATCATCTGCTAATAATACAGCAGTAGGCTCAGATTCTTTAAGAAAAAATACAGGAGCAGATAATACAGCAGTAGGTGTGAGTTCTTTAGCTTGTAATACATCAGGAACATCAAATGTTGCTTTAGGAAGTCAAGCTGGTAAAAATACAACTACAGGAACTTGTAATATTGCAATAGGAACAGATGCAAGGAGAGATGGAACAACAGGGTCAAATAACGTAGCAATTGGTTTTCAAGCTTTAAGAGAATCAGAAGAAGCAAGTGATAATACAGCCGTAGGTCATGCGTCATTACAGCAAAACACAACAGGAAATTTTAATGTGGCAGTAGGTAATTCTGCTATGTTAGATAATACTACAGGTACACAAAACGTAGCAGTGGGAACTTCAGCACTTTCTAATAACACAGAGGGTACTTGTAACACAGCACTTGGTCATTCTACAATGGAGAATACTACTACAGGAGATTGCAACACAGCAGTTGGAAGAACTGCATTATTAGCACTTACAACAGGAGTAAGAAACACTGCTGTTGGAAAAGGTGCTTTATGTGATATTACAACTACACAAGATAATACAGCCATAGGTTATGATTCTGCAAAAGATTCAACAGCAAACTATACTACAGCTATTGGTACCGAAGCTGTTTTTAGAGCCACAGGTAGTGGAAACACAGGTGTTGGCTACAGAACATTATTTTTAAATACAAGTGGAACACATAATTCTACTTTAGGTTATCAATCTATGTGTAAAAACACAACAGGTGCAAATAATGTGGCTATTGGTTGTCGTGCTTTATTTGAAAATACAACTGGAACAGAAAACGTAAGTGTCGGTACAAATTCATTACTTAATAATCAAACAGGTAATTCAAACACATCTCTAGGTTATAATTCACTATGTGTAAATACAGCATCAAATAACACAACTGTTGGTGCTTCGTCTTTGTGTGCAAATACATCAGGAGAAAGTAACTCTGCAATAGGTCGAAATTCTTTAAGGTCAAACACATCAGGTGATGAAAACACGGCCATAGGAAGAAATGCTTTATGTGCTAACACTACATCAAATGGTAATGTAGCTGTGGGTGTTTGTGCTTTATTAAAAAATACGGATGGTGGAAATAATGTTGCTGTTGGTAGAAACTCTTTATTTTGTAATGTTACTGGTGGGAATAACACAGCAGTTGGAGATTTATCTTTAGAAATGACTACTACAAGCAAAAATACAGCAGTAGGTAATCAAGCACTTGAAGGTCAAACAACTGGAGAATGTAATGTTGCAGTTGGTTTCTGTGCTGGTCATTTGATGACCACAGGAATAAAAAGTACAGCAATAGGTACGGAAGCCTTACAATCTCAAACAAGTGCTTGTGATAATACAGCTGTAGGTTATCAAGCATTATATGCAACCTCAACAGGAGAAAGGCAAGTAGCCGTTGGTGCATATGCATTAGATTCATCAAATGCAAATTACAATGTTGCTGTTGGTGTAAATTCTTTACACGCAGTTACATCAGGAAAAGAAAACACAGCAATAGGTTTTCAGGCTGGTGCTTGGGCAGTTAACCTTACCACAGGAGATCATAATACTTTTTTAGGTGCTTACACTGCTCCAGCAGCAGCAGATAATACTTGTACTTTAGTTATTGGTGCTAGTCATCAATCTAATGGTAAAGGAAGTTCTACAGGATTTATTGATGCTGGTGGTGGTGGTATTTATAATGGTGCTAATACTTCAACTTGGTCAACTACATCTGATTTAAGATTAAAGAAAAATGTTGTAGATAATAATATAGGTTTAGAAAAAATATCTAAAATACAAGTTAGAAATTTTGAATATAGAAAAAAAGATGAAATAACAGATTTACCTAAAAATCAAGTTATTGAAAAAGAGGGTATTCAAATTGGTGTTATCGCACAAGAGATAGAACAAATTTTACCAGATGTTGTAAAAACAGAATCAACAGGAGTTAAAACTGTGGATTCTGACAATATCACTTGGTATTTAGTTAATGCAATAAAAGAATTAACAACAAGAGTAAAAGAATTAGAGGATAAGTAATGAATACTTACATTGTAGAGGGTGGCATAGGAAAATGCACAGCTTTTACCTCTTTAATCCCAAAGCTAAAACAAAAATCAGAAGTACAAATATACACACCTTATATTCCATGCTTTGCAAACAATCCTGATGTTAAATTAGTTCTTGAACAATCATTACCTTTGCAAGACCCAAGAATAATGCAATCAGATAATATTTATTATAGTGAGCCTTACAAATCTAACTTTCAATTTGGCAAACAACATTTAATAGAAAGCTATTGTGAATTACATAATGTTGACTTTGATACATCTATGACACCTAAAATATACACAGATCATTTAAAAGAAAGTGTAGATAAATGGTTAAAAGAAAAAGAAATAACTAAATATATATTAGTTCAGTTTTCTGGTGGTCAATCTCCATTAACTTATAATGGTCAATACAATAACATTAATCCTAATAGAAACTATCAACCATTTTTAGCACAACAAGTAATTAATTATTTAAAAGAAGAATATAAAGATACAGCAATAATTGATTGCACATTACCTAATGAACCATCTTATATAAATGCAATTAAATGTGATCTTCATTGGTCTGAAATACATGAAATGTTAAAAGGTGCAAATGGCTTTGTTAGTATAGATAGTTGTTTAAATCACTTTTCAGCATCAACAAATAAACATGGTGTAGTTATATGGGGTAGCACTCGTTGGACACAATTTGGCTATTCTCATAATAAAAACTTACAATTTCACATGGAAGATAAATGGAATGATAACAAATTCATTGATAGCGACCCTAGAAACAATATGGTAGAACCTAAATTAATTATTGATGAATTTAAAAAAATTGATACAAATAAACCCGTTGCACTAGCAACAGAATAGGAGAAAAAATGGCAGACGAAACAAGAACAGCAGATGAATTAGCACAAGATTATTTTGCTATGGGTCATTCTGTAGATTTAATCAATGGTATTATTGATGGTTCAAGAATGGCAGATGAAACCCAAGAAGAAAAAAATGATTGTGTTGACAGAAATGTAAGACACTTAGAAATCATGGTTGCAAAAGAAGATTGGGGAAGTGAAGATATGACACCATCAAATGATGCAATTACAGCTGGTAAAGCATACATAGCTTAATATGATTACATTAGATGGTAAAGAGTATAAGAAAGAAAATCTTTCTGACGAACAAGCTGTGTTTGTAGAAAAATTAATAAATTTACAAGGACAGAAAAATAATCTTCAATCACAATTAGATGATTTGAATATTCTTTCAGGCTTTTATGTAAATAAGTTTAAAGAAGCAAAGCCTAAAGAAGATAAACCTGAAAAAGAAAAGTAAATATTATGAATTTATCCAAGAATTTTACATTAGAAGAAATGGAAAAAAGTTCTACTGCTATTAGGCTTGGTATAAAAAATAAAGCTGGTGCTGGAGAAATAAAAAACTTAGGCGATCTTTGTTATGAGGTATTAGAACCTGTAAGAGCAAAGTTTGATAAGCCTGTTACTATTACATCTGGCTATCGTTCTCCTGAACTTTCAGAAGCCATAGGCTCAAAATCTACATCACAGCATTGTTCAGGTAATGCAGTTGATATGGAAGTATTATCTGTTTCTAATCTTGAAGTAGCTTTATGGATTCAAAATCATTGTGACTTTGACCAACTAATCTTAGAGTATTATACAGGCGAACCTAATAGTGGGTGGATTCATGTATCATATTCAGATGGTTCTAATAGAAAACAAGTGCTGACATTTGACGGAAAATCATATACAAACGGATTACCAGATACAAAATGGTCTGGTGGTAAATTAAGAAACTAATAGGAGAATATTATGCCAATGGGAAAAGGAACCTACGGAAGTAAAAGAGGAAGACCAGCTAAAAAGAAAAAAGATAAAAAGAAAAAAAAGAAGAAGTAATGGCTACAAAGAAACCTATATACGCAAAAGCTAGACCTAAGAAATTAGGAAAACCTAAATCTTTTAATAAGAAGTCTAAAGCATACAAATCAGCAAAAAGAAAAGCTGATAAAAAGTTTGGCAAAAAGGTTTCTTTGTATAAAAACATATTTATATCTCAAGCTATTAAAAAATTTAAAACAAAAAAAAAGAAAAAGTAATGCCTAAATCAAACGTATTACAAAAAATAGAATCACACGAAAAACTTTGTCGTATCATGCAGAAATTAACTCATGATAAAATTCATATTATAGAAGAAAGAGTAAAACGATTAGAAAAAATTTTATTAATTTGCACAGGCTCATTGATTAGTGCTATGGGCTATGTAATATTTACTTTACTATCAAAATAGTTTACAAGCGATACTTGTATGGCTAATAAAAAAATTTTAGTGATCAGCGATATGCATTTGCCTTATCAACATAAGGATTCAATAACATTTTTAAAAGAAATAAAAAAAGAATTTAAACCAGACAGAATAGTAAATATAGGCGATCTTTTAGATTTTCATGCAATCTCAATGCACGAACACAATCCAGATTTATATTCTGCTGGTCATGAATTAGATAAAGCAAAAGAATATATAAAAGAATTAGAAGCTATATATCCAGAGGTTACAGAAGTTGATAGCAACCATTCTAGTTTAGTTTATAGACGAGCATTAAAATATGGAATGTCAAAACAATTTTTAAAACCTTATGGAGATTTTTTAGGTACTAGAAAATGGAAATGGATAGATGATTTAACACTTACAATGTCAAATGGTCAAAGATGTTTTTTCACGCATGGTAGAAGTGCAGATGTACTTAAAGTAAGTCAAGCTATGGGAATGTCGGCTGTGCAGGGTCATTACCATACAAAATTTGTAATTAGTTATTGGGCAAACCCAGATAATTTATTTTTTGGCATGAATGTTGGTTGTTTGATAAATCAAAAGAGCATGGCTTTTAATTACGCAAAGAATTTTAAAACTAGATTTATTCTAGGTTGTGGAATTATAATTAATGGAATACCTAAATTGTTACCAATGGTGCTTGACAACAAAGGTAATTGGATTAAGAAGATAGTATGACCTCAAATACATTAAAAAAGACCCTTTTAAAGAGCCATAGAGCCACGCAGAGCAACGATTCAGCATTTTCTGAACAGGTATCTGGAAATCACTATAAAAGGCTTAAAATTCAACCTTTGACTTATTGCATGGCAAATGACTTTAATGCTTGTCAAACTCATATTACAAAATATATTTCTAGATATAATTTAAAACATAAAGATAAAAAAAAACAAATAGAAGATTTAGAAAAAGCTAAGCATGTTATAGATATGCTTATTGAGGAGATAAAAAAATAATGTGGTTATCGTTAGTTAAGTTTGGATTAAAAACAGGTGCAGAAATATATAAAAACAAAAAAGAAACAAAGATATTAGAATCTGTTGCTGAAAAAAAACAAATGCAAAGAGTTATTGATGGAGAGATCGAAATGGTCAAAACTATCAAAGAACACCAAGCTAACGACTGGAAAGACGAAATCGTATTAGTTTTAATTTCTATTCCTTTGTTAGTGTGTGCATATGGTATTTTTAGTGAAGACCCAAATGTTATTGTAAAACTAGATGCTTTTTTTGATCAAATAGATAGATTTCCTTTATGGTTACAAGGTTTAATTATTGGTGGTTACAGTTCCGTTCTTGGAATAAAAGGTGTATCAGCATTTAAGAAAAAGTAGTAAGATGTCTTAATGATAGATGCAGTAATAATTGAAGCAGAATTTCAAATAGAATCAAAATATAATCCTTATGGTCATTTTGTTGCATTAAGATTTATAGACATAACACCATCACGACCTAAACTTTTACAAACTATTGAAGATTTAACTAAACATCAAGATGTAGAATTAATTGATTATAATTATAAAGAAATAGAGATTACTTCTAAAACTAGCTTAAAACATTTTGATGTAACTATAAACTAGGGCAGTTCAGAACCAGTTAAGGAACCACCCTAGCCAAACTACTTACTCTCGCTCATAGTTCTATTTAATAACAGATATATAATCGTTATTAAAATTCATTTATCCTCTTGTCAACTTTTCAGTTGCTAGATTATTAATAGATTGTTGTTTTAAGTTTTCACAATAACTATGACCATTTTTAGCTTCTATTTTATAATAAAGATATATTTTCTTTTTATCAGAAAGTTCTTTTTTTACTTTCTTATATCTTTCATCATTACTAGCTTTAGTTTTTGCTAAAGATACAGCCATAGTTTCATTAGTTATTTTCTCATTAACAACAAAATCAAATACTTCTTGCACTTGATCTTTTACTTCATCATAATCTATTTCTGATCTAACAAACCTTTTATCAAGGGCATCTAGATATAAAATAATCTTATGTGGGTCAAAAGATTGTGGTCGTATTTGTATGTATTTTGGTTCTTCTGACATTAACCTAGTTCTTGTTCATATTGATCTGGGTTAAAATCAGTTGCACCCTCTTTAGCCCAATCTATTTCTTCTCTTGGACTTTCTGGTAATCTATCATCAGTTAATTGAATACCTTGTTTAGCTTGTTGATAGCTTTGTTGTTGCATAGTAGGTTGAGGTTGAGGAGTATAACTTTGTTTATTAAAATTATTATTTCCACTAAATGGCTTAACCATGAAATAGGTTATTTCTAACTCTAATCCATCTCCATATTTAGTTTGTTCTCCTTGTTGTATCTTACTACCCCACTTTAAAAGATGTCCTGATCGAACATACTCTTGAACTTGTGGTGTATTTAACCATATATTTATATCTTTTAGATCGTACATATTCTTAGTTAAAGTACATTTAAATTTAGCCTTATTAGATGAAGCTGTAAACTCCATTTTTGGTGCTTTGTTTCCTGTGCTATACATTTTTAATGTTAAACCACAGAATGGTAGTTTTCCTTGTTGTGTTTGTGTCATGTTTTTTCCTTATTATTGTTTCTTTTTTTTATTTAGTTTAATTATTTGCCATTGCTAACATTAAATATTTAGCACCTAGAAAAGCATTAAACATTTGTTTATTTAAAGGAAGTTCCTTAACTTCTATATTACTATCTTTTTTAGGTAATCTTATAATTAAACCTTTAGTAATTTTCTGTTTTGTTTCTTCCTCGTAGGCTACCTTATAAGCATTTAACTGTAATGTATAATCAAATGATATATGGTTACTTGTTTTAATATCTGCTAAAACAAGATTGCCTTTCTTATCCTTTAGGACAAGATCAAGAGTACCAGCATAATTGTGTTTTTTAGAAAAAATTTTTTTTTCTAATTCAACTACTTGATAATCTTGGGTTTTCCACCAATCTAAAAATATATTCCAGCAATTTATAACTGCAGTATCAGATTGATTTGGAATTTTTTTTCCTTGAAGAAAATCTTCAATTAAACCATGAACTACTGAACCTACTAAACCAGCATCATCTTTTATCTTATTAGTTTTCTGTTTAGCTTCATGGATTATTCTTTCAAGTTTTAATCTATCTAAAGTTTGCTCATTATCCATCATGTTGTCTAATGAATCTTTTATTGCTCTTATAGGAGTTGCTACTAACCAATTAGTTAATTGAGGTTTAGGAATACCTTTTCCACAAATCCCTGTAACACTTTCTACTTTTTCTCCATTATGATAATAAATATGTTTATCATCATCAAAGTCTAATTCTAGACCATTTCTTAATTTAGTTTTTTTATACATTTTTTTCCTTTTCTAGTTAAGCCTTTCAATTAGCAAAGTAATATCATATCCATAATATTTACTTAAAGCAAATGTTCTAGCTGTTGATGTTAATATACCTTTTTCAAATTTATATAAAGCGAATACTGACGCAAAATATAAAGGATTGTCAACTACTACTGCTTCTGCAGTAATATCTTTTTTAAGTCTTATATGTTTAAATTTTAAACCTATTATTTGATCTAAAAGTTTATTATTAGGTTTTTTTTTGAAATCCTCAATCATTCCCTTTAACATATAATCTGTTTTTAATTGTTTGTTCATATTTTTTCCTTTCTATCTTTAACTTCTTCATGTACTCTTTCATTGTCTTAGCTTCTATTTTATCCATTAATTCGTTAACCTCTACGAAAAATGGGTTCATATCTCCAAATGTGTAACCTTTTTTTAAAGATACTTCGTTTATTAATTTAAGCCTTTGTTCCTTTACTGACATTGTGATCTCCCTTTTCTGCATTTTCTTTATCTAGTTTTATTAATTCTAAACCAACTTGTTCAATTAGTTTATTTATATCTGATTTTAATTCATGATAAGTAATTAATCTTTCAACTAATCTTACCTTTTTAAATGAATGATCTAACTCTTTTTTTAAACTCATATTATTACTCCTATTATTAAACCAACTACAAAACATAACCATTCTCGTCTATAATGTAGTTCTATTGCTTTCCAATCTTCAGGTGTCTTACCGAATATTAACATTTGTTTTCTCCTTTAAGTTAAGCGAAAATGTTTTATCTGTAAATAATTCAGAAGTTATTGTTTCACCTTTAGAAAACCAAATCCTAGTTGATAATCCATAAATACTTTCATCATATAAATCAAAAGTATTATTAAATAGTTCTGGCTTTAAACTTAAAAGATGGTCAGAAAATTCATCTACATCTTTAAATTCTTTAACTATCTTTGTTTCTTTATTTACAATGTTTATGCTTTTAGGTTTATTATATTCAGATATTTCCATTATTTTTTTCCTTTCTTTTTTTTAATTAAATCTGCTGGAGAAAAAGAAAACATAACAAAACCATCTTTGTCAGGTTTACCTTTTTTAAATCCTAGTCTTTTTAATTTATCTTCTATTTTTATTTTACCTTTTTTCATTATGCTCTCCCTCTGTAATATAAATGTTGATCTTCTACTTTATCTTTCATAACATTAAATAAAGATTGTCCACCATGATCTTTATAAGAGATAAAAAAATCATCATGTAAATAATTTAATGGAACAACTTTAATATCTGTACCAAATTTTAATTGAATACAAATTTTTTCAGGATAAAAACCATTAATAAAATTATATGTGCTTTCATCATAGTTTCTTTCTCTTGAAACAACATTAACACCTAAAGTTTTTAAGGCATTAATTTTTTTAGTTAGATTTTTTTCTTTCTCTAACTTTAGTTTTAATTGGTTTAACTTTTCTTCTGAATACATTTCAGTTTCAAAAGCATTAACAACTTCATCTGACATATTTTTTCCATCAGGGTCTTTACTTACATCAAAGTTTGCATCTATAAAAGATCGTGCAGTTTTGATTTTATTTTCTACTTCTTTTATTTCTTTTCTAGTGTTCATTATTTACTCTCCTTTCTAAACTCTATTTGTGATTCGTGAAATACAGGGTATGATCTAAATTCGTTTTCTTTACCC